GTACGACCCGTTCTGCGACCACGACAATTGCGTGTGTTGGGAAGGTGTTACGCTGCGTCACGGCCCGTGCAGTCTGCTAGATGACTCGTCTGACTGAACTTCAACAGGAAGCCGAATGGCGGCGCTGTGTTGACGACGAGCGCCACTTTTTGAGAAACTACTGGCATATAGCGCATCCGGCCCATGGCCGTATCCTGTTTGACCTGCGTGCTGCCCAGTCGAATGCGTTGACGCATTGGGATGAGCACCGGTATTCCCTGACTTTGAAGGCCCGTCAGATCGGTTGGACCACGTTGGTGGCTGCCCACCAGTTCTGGTTGGCGTTTTTCAAACCGGATCAGAACATTATTGACCTGTCGCGCACCGAACGCGAGTCGGTGCTGTTGTTGAGGAAGTCCAAGTATGGTTTTCAACACATGCCGGATTGGATGTTGGAACGTGGCCCGCAGACGCTGGTTGAACATCAGCAGAGGATGGCGTTTAGCAACGGTAGCCAGATTACTTCGATGCCTTCGGCATCCGATCCTGCTAGAGGTGAGTCGGCTTCGCTGGTTGTGGTTGACGAATGGGCGTTCCTTCCGAACCCTGAGGAGGCGTGGGCTTCTATAGAGCCGGTGGCGGATGTGGGGGGTCGCATTATTGGTTTGAGTACCGCTAACGGATCGGGGAACTTTTTCCATGAGTTGTGGGTTGGGTCGCAGACTGGGACCAACAGGTTTGCACCCATGTTTTTTCCGTGGTCTGCTTCGGAGGACCGTGACGAGTCTTGGTATGAGTCGAAAAAGGAGTCGATGCTGTCGTGGCAGTTGGCTCAGGAGTATCCGACGACGCCTGAGGAAGCGTTTATCAAGTCTGGTAATCCGGTATTTGATCTGGATGTTCTGGAAGACATGGAAACAAATGTTGAAGAGGGGCAGGGCGGTTATTTATGGCAGCCATATACCCGAGTAGTGGAATGGCGAAAAGATGTTCACAGTTTGGCGTGAACCCGTTGGTGGACACCCCTACTGTATTGGGGTTGACACGGCGGAGGGGCTTGCACACGGGGACTATTCGTGCGCGCAGGTGTTGGACGTGCGAACGGGCGAGCAAGTTGCTGTGTGGCACGGACACATTCCCCCCGACACATTGGCCAACGAGGTTTACATGCTCGCTTTGTGGTACAATGATGCCCTGACGTGTGTTGAGTCGAACAATCATGGTTTGACGACGATTGTGCAGTTGCGGCATTTGGGGCATCCGAACCTGTTTCGGAAGCGTTCGTTGAATCAGGTGACTTCCAAGGTGTCTCAGGAGTTTGGGTGGAAGACGACTCGCACTACGAAGCCGTTGCTGATTGACGATTTGGGGATGGCGTTGCGGAGCGGCGAGTTGCTGCTTCGCGACAGGTACACGTTGGCGGAGTTGCGTACGTATACCCGTAATGAGCGGGGTTCTATGAGTGGTTCTCCGCACGATGACCGTGTTATGGCGTTGGCTTTGGCCAATCAGATGCGCCAGTACGCTTTTATGCCCGAGTTTGCGCCAAAAGTGGACGATTATTGGACCGTGGACTGGTTTGCCCGCATGGTTATACGAGATGCCGATGTGTCCAATCCGATGCAAATAGGGGCCAAAACGGTGCGTGGGACAGTCTAGCCTTCCCTATTAGAGACTCTATTGGAGGTTTTTGCCTTGGCAGTACGTAACTTTGTGTCACATACCAGTGGTACGGAAACAATTGATGGCCCGAAGGGCCAGAACAACAAGATGGAGCGTGGCGGCTCCGTGTCGGCCAACCCGATTTGGGAACCGGCGACTCCCAGTTCACCCAAGCAGCGGTTTGGTTCACCCAAGGTGAACAACCAGACTGGTGGCTACGGTGAGAACTCGCCGCGGACCACTCCGTTCAACCAGCATGGTCCCACGGGTTCTATTGAGCCTGCCAGCCCGCAGCCAAACCTGAAGGGCCATAACGCTGCACCACATACCAAGCGCCCGTAACTGTGGCGATCCTCCACCCGGAGGCGTCCTACGAGGAGTTCCACGACTATGTGGTGGAGCGGCGTGGGGCGTTGTCCTGCGCCGAGATAGATGACCTATGGGAACGCCGTCGAAGGCTTCTTGGCATCGGGTTCGTAACTGGGCGGGGTTACCGATCTCTGTTGCCTCCAGACGAGCAGCACTTGTCGCGCGAGGAGCGCGGGCGGAAGACGCAGCAAGAGGCGTTGGCCCAAGGTCGAAGCATCGAACGTCTGCCAGATAAGGCGACGTTCTGATGGCTCGCAAAACCAAGGCCGACAAGTACGAGATTGTCAAACGTCGGTTAGACGCGTCCGCTCGTTGGCGTGACGAAATGGGGTACGACAGCCTGTGGCGTCGTATGGCCGATTTGTACCGTGGTAAGCATTGGCCGCAAACGTCGGTCAGTTCCGAGGATTTGATTGCCGTCAATCTGGCCTTTAGCACGATCAATGTGATAGCGCCGTCTGTTTCGGTGAACCACCCCAAGATTGTGGTAACTCCCAACCAGCCGGAGGATCAGGACCGTGCGGCTTTCGTTGAGGCTGTGGTCAACCATTTGTGGAAGCACCACGATTTCCGTAAGCCGTTTCGCCGCGCTGTCAAGGATTTTCTGATTTTCGGCCATAGTTGGGTGAAGGTTGGTTGGAAGTTTTTGGAGCAGGAGCGCCGTCTGGGGGAAACGGAGCGGGAAGACCTGTACAACGAGGCTTTGGACGAGGCTGACCAGTTTGCCATGGAGGCACCGGAGTTGGCGGGTGGTTTGCCGACTGATGATGAGATGGCTGCGAACATTCCACAGACTGCGATGATGGTTGTGGAGGATCAGCCGTTTGTTGAGCGGATCAGCCCGTTTGACGTGTTTGTGGACCCTGAGGCAACCTGTTTGGAGGATGCCAAGTGGATTGCTCAGCGCATTATCCGCCCGTTGGAGGAGGCTAAGGCTGACAGGCGTTACAAGGCGTCGGCCAGAAGGTCATTGTCTGCGGATTCGATGGTGTCCCCGACATATTCGGTGACATCGCGGCAGGAGCAGGAAGAGTACCTGATAAACGAGGAGCGGTGCGTCGTCTTTGAGTATTACGATGTGGCTGCTAACACATTGTGTGTGACTCCACAGTCTGGCGACCAGTTTCTGATTGATCCGACTCCGATGCCGTATGCGTATGGTCAACCGTTTGTGATGATGCGCAACTACGACATCCCCGACTATTTCTACCCGATGGGTGATTTGGAGGCGTTGGAGTCTCTACAGCAGGAGTTGGACAAGACCCGTTCGCAGATGATGAACGCCCGCAAACGGTACGCCCGCAAGTATTTGTACCATGAGCGGTCGTTTGGCCCTGAGGGCCGCGAGGCGTTGGAATCGGACGAGGATGGCCGGTTGGTGCCGGTGGTGGACGAGAATAAGCCGTTGTCGGAAACGGTGGTTCCGATGCCGCAAACCCCGTTGTCTCCTGAGGTGTACAACATGTCGGAGATCGTGGAGGCCGACATCAACACGGTTTCGGGTGTTTCGGAGTATGCGCGTGGTCAGATGCCTGAAATCAGGCGCACTGCTACGGAGGCGTCGATTATTGCGGATGCCGGGAACGCTAGGGCTGCTGACAAGTTGGCGACCGTGGAAATCGGTATCGGCCAGATTGCCCGTCGGGTCATCCAGTTGATGCAACAGTTTATGACGGGGGAGCAGATGGCGCAGGTGTCCAATCGGGGGGCGAGCCTGTTTGTGCCGTACACGCGTGATGATGTTACGGGGGAGTACGATTTCAGTGTTGAGGCCGGTTCCACGCAGCCGATCAATGACACTATACGCAAACAGCAGGCTGTGTCCCTGTTGAATGCGTTGGCCCCGTTGGTGGGTACGGTTATTGACCCGTCGGCGTTGGCGAAACATGTTTTGACCAACGGGTTTGGAATCAAGGACCCGGACAAGTTTATGATGCAGCAGCAGCCGCAGGTCCCGGCACCGAATGGTCAGGACCCCGGTCAAGGTCAGGGCGCGGGTCCCGGTATGCCACAGATGCCGCCGGGGATGCCCGTAACGCCCGGTTCGCAACCGGAAGGTGTGTTCGCCCCCAGTGGCGGCATTCCTCCCGAGTTGCTGGCCCAGATTCAGGGACAGATGGATGTAGACCTTCCGTTCTTGTAGCAAATGGGACACTTGTCCCGTATTCATAGGAGCAACCCTTAGGACTCCGAGGAGACAATAGAATAATGGCAGAAGATGTTGAGGGAACCGTTATGACGGACAACCCGGATTCTTCAGTTGAAGTTCCACAGGAACCTGTTGGTGAGCAGTACACCGTGAAGGTGGATGGCTCTGAGGAACAGGTCAGTCTGGACGAACTTCGGGACGGATACCAGCGACAGTCGGATTACACCCGTAAGACGCAGGAGTTGGCATCCGAACGCAGTCGGTTACAGCAGGCAGAGGCAATAGTGCAGTCGTTGGAGGCAGATCCGGCGGGGACACTAGAGGCTCTGGGTGATGCTTTCGGTGTTGACAGGGCAGCCGCCCAACCTACGGTGGAGTTAGATCCGTGGGATGAAGGGCCGGACCCTAGTGAGCAGCGGATAGCGAACTTGGAGGCACGCCTAGCGCAACAGGACCGGGTGCAGCGACGACAACAAGTAGAGAAGCAGGTAGAGCACCTTAAGGGTTCGTACGGGGAGTTCGACGCTACTGAACTGTACCAACACGCGTTGAAGCACAAGATAGGCAACTTAGAGGCGGCGCTGACACATATGCGCTACAACGAGGTTGCCACAAAGGCCAACAAGTTGGAGCAGGAGCAGGAGCGTACCGAAGCGAAACGGGACGCCGCTGTTGTGGAGCCTTCTGGTTCCAAGCAGGCGGGGTCCTCGTCGGCACCGGTGGGACAGCCCTCTTCGATCCGAGAGGCGTTTATGGACGCCAAGCGTTCCCTGTCTTCATAGACAACAGAGAGAGGTAACAGATAATGGCTGGTAACAGCAGTTTTGACGAGATTCTGTCTACCACCCTGAAGAACTACGTCCCCAAGTTGACTGACAACATTTTCAGCGCAAGACCATTGTTTTATGCGTTGACGAACGGTCAGACGATTCGGCGTATTTCAGGTGGTGCGAAGATCGTCGTCCCGATTATTTACGGGACAAACAGTACGGCTGGTTCGTACAGTGGAACCGACACTATTTCCGTGACGGCTCAGACAGGCATTTCTGCTGCTGAGTATTCGTGGGGTCAGTATGCGGCCACGGTTACGATCAGCGGCATTGAGGAAGCCAAGAACAACGGCGAAGCCGCGATCATCGACCTGCTGGAAGGCAAGATCTTCCAGACGCAGGAAACGGTGATTGAGAACATGAACACCATGTTCTGGGCTGATGGCACAGGTAACAGCAACAAGGACTGGAACGGTCTGGACTTGATTGTTACAAAGCCAAATACCGCCCTTGGTGGGATTGACCCGACTGGTGCGGGCAACTCGTTCTGGGCGTCAACTGAGACAAACCAAGGTGGTGCTCTTACCACCGCTGGCATGGCGACCCTGTACAACGACGTTTCGGTCGGCAACGATCAGCCGACCATCATCATCACCACGCAGGCTTTGTACGAGAAGTACGAGGACCTTCTGGATGATCAGATTCGGTACACGGATACCGATGTGGCCGATGGCGGGTTCCAGAACCTGCTGTTCAAGGGCGCACCCGTCACCTTTGACGGGGCTTGCACCAGTGGCGAGATGATGTTCCTCAACACCAAATACCTACAACTGGTGGCTCACAGCGATGTCTGGTTCAAGCCGACACCGTTCGTGCGTCCCACTAATCAGGATGCTGTGTTCTCACAGTTGCTTTGTTACGGACAGTTGACGTGCAGTAACCGTGCACGACAGGGTTATCTGTTCGGGGCTACCTGATAGATGGTTCGTTGCCACGGGAGGCATCATGGCACGGGGTTTCGCATACGCATACAAGAAGGGCCAGCGCCCCGCAAATGAACCTGCGGGAAACCATAAGACGCTGAAACCCGAAGGTCACGCCGTCGGGCCTGACCGTCGTATACATCGTGTGAACCCCACCCCCACCTATGATGTCCCCGTGGCAACACCTTCTGTGTGTGTTGCCACCACGAAAGCCGGGGACCCCTGCAAGGGGCATCCGGTTGGTGATACCGACTCCTGCGTCTTTCACACGGCGTAGGGCCGCGTTATGCAACTAAGCGACATGCGTACCCACATACGCAGTGTGGTTGATATTACGTCGAACGACATTGCCGATACGACAATGAACTGGTTTATCCGTGAAGGATACGATGCGATTGTCTATTCGGAGAAGCGTTGGCCGTTCTACGAGGCAACTACAACCTTTGACACGGTTGCGTCCACGAAGGACTATTCGTTGTCCGATGTTGAAACAAACCTGTCGGTAACACATGACGGTGTGACGTTCTCTGGGGCATCTGCGCCAAAGAATGTAGGGATGCGGGACATAGCGGCGTTGAAGACCGCCAACCACGTGTTGGAGTTCATCGGCTACGACGACGCTGACGTGATCTATCCATTGGATTCAAACACGACGGGTGAGCCGTGGTATTGGACGTTCTGGAATGACACGGTGCGCCTGTATCCCACGCCGTCGTCTGCTACCACTGTTTATGTTCGCGGATACCGCAACGCCGTGGAGTTCGGTGGGAACACGGCGGTCTACCGTACGGCTATTGCCGATGCCAACACACCTGATTTGCCCGACCCGTTCGACAACGTGCTGTCACTGTACGGTCTTTACCGGGCGTACCAGCAGCAGGAAGATCCGGGGCTGGCAAACCAGTACTTTACGTTGTTTACCGCAGAGTTGGACAATCTACGGGCACGGTACGAAGATTTTCCCTCTCCGCAGCCTGTGGTGTTGAACTCGCGGCGGGTGTCGCGTTGGCGGTCACAGATGATCCTGCCCGCCCGTCTGCGCTATTCTTGGGAGTAGCCAGTGCCGTTACAGATGTCTCCGCCGAAGGTTTCGGCCACCGACCAGCCCTACCGTTACGACGAGAAGTCGGACTTCAAGGGTGGTTTGAACCTGCGCGCCGACCAGTTCAACATTGCGGAGAATGAATCCCCTGCGTTGTTGAACGTAGACGTGGACCCGCGTGGCGGGGTGCGCCGCCGGGATGCTGTAACCAAGATCAATAGTACGGCGTTGGACGACGACATCGTAAGCCTGATAAGCCACTACGAAGAGGGGCAGAATCAGGTTTTGGCTGCCGTGGCTACTGCCACGGAAACAAAGTTGCTGTGGAACGACGACGTGACGGGGGACTTTGATGGAACCGTGTCGTATGGCGGCACTGACGTGCAGTTCGACACGACGCAGCCGCCACGGGGGGTCACATTCAACGGTTACACGTACATTGTCAACGGGAAGTTTCTGACCAGCACGGGGCACACCACGTATTCTGTGGTGCGGTGGAGTGGCGCTGATGGTTCCACCGCTTTGGCGACACCCGACATTGACGGATCTGACGGACATTTCCCCAACGCCCGGTATACGACCACATGGGCCGAATACATTTGGGTCGCCTACACGTTGGAGTCAGGCACCACTCACAAGAACCGGGTGCGCTGGTCGAAGGTCAACGACGCAGAGAACTGGACAGCCGCCGACTACATCGACATCGACATCGGAGAGGATGGCGACCACATAACGGCCATTATTCCCGACGCTGACCGGTTGCTGGTCTTCAAGGAGAACAGCATCTACGCGATCTACGGGTTCAGCAGCGACTCGTTTGAGGTCAGGAACATTACACGCACGGCGGGATGCCGGGACGGCAGCCAACCAGTGGCAGCCACGGCAGGTATCTTCTTCTGGTACGCGGAGGAAGGCATCTATCTGCTGTCCTATGATGCGTTGGCTTGGGCGTTTGAACGAATCAAACCAGCCATGACCTATGACGTGGGGCAACCTGCGTTGACATTGGGTACTGCCCCGTCACTCATGTGGTTTGATGAACGGCTGTGGGTGTCGGTGGACTACCAGTCCGACGACAACGTTTCCGGGTCCAACCAGAACAACCGCCGCAATGTGTTCGTATGGGACCCGTCGTTGACGGAAACAGGGGCGTGGATGCGCCACGACATAAACGCACGTTCTCTGCTGGCGTACCGGCCTACCGGCGACACCCACCTTGGGATCGCTGCTACGTCTGTAATCACCGATGTTGCAGAGTTCAACAGGATCTCCAAGTTGGATCAGAACGCCGACGTGGACGACTACGGGGCTGGTTCAGCGGACGAAATCGTTTCCTACTATCAGACTGGCTGGTTTATCGGGAACCGTCCCACATTCCCGAAACGGTGGGGGAAAACCCGGACAGTGCTGTTGGCGGACAACAATCTGCGAATCTACATGTACATCTACAAGGACTACGACTTGAGTGGGTGGGTGAGTCCGGCTTATTACAAGGATATTACGGGGATGGATTCCCCGGCGACATGGGATACGGACCCGTCGGGGTCTGGTGACGGCGTGTGGGACACGTCCGAATGGCAGGCGGCGGGCACTTCTGACCGCTATTTGTTTGCCCGGTGGCCGACAGTTGGGACAGCACAGGCTATTAGTTTAAGGTTTAAGGTTTCTCCCTCTGTTTCCTTGCGGGGCAAGTGGGGGGTTACTTCGATCATCGGAATGTACAGGACGCGGAGGTTGCGGTAGTGGCTGCTTTGGCCAAAACGTATTCGTTCACTGCTGGGACGGCGATTGTCGCAGCGGAGGTCAACGAAAACTTTGACGATGTTGTTGATTGGGCTACGGGTACGCCTACGTTGTCCACGTCGGGGTCTGCTACGACTGTCAGCGGCACGTTGGCGGTTACTGAACAGGCCACGTTCAGCGATCAGGTGTACCTGAACGGCAGTACGCAACGGATCTGCTATGAGGGTTCCACGGCTGACGCATACGAAACATTTATTACTGCTACGGATGCTACGGCGGACAGGACGATCACGTTTCCCGACGCTACGGGCACCGTTGCTTTGCATGGTGACGGTAACGCCAGCAGTATTATCTCAAACTCAGTATTCAACTAAGGAAAGACAAACATGGCAACATACTC